TTTTTACTCGAATGAGTTCAATCAAACATTTTGTTGTGTGGGTTTTCAATGTAAAAAGGGAGTATTGCCCCATTTAGCATTGACCTCTGTTGTGGGGTCAGCCTGTGCAGTGGTAGTGTATAGTCAACAGTCTTGATGTGCCTTCTGAGCTCGTTTGAGGCTCTGCGCACCACACTATCAAGGCCTATCTTTTTGATCAATCCCAAGGGTAGTCCGACTTGTACTGCCATCCATGTCATTGGGTCGTTGCGTTGAACACTGCCAGCCAACAGCCACCGCTTCTTGCAGTCATTGGGCAATTCCTCCTGAGCAGTGACTTGCACTCTCAGCGCATCTACAGCCGATGCGAGCGGACTTATTGGTATGCGCTTGTCTGCATACACACTGGCGAATATGGTTTGACCAGCAAAATCCCGTATTATTGCTTTTTCAGCGGGCGTTGTATGAAAACGCTGCTCTATGGCTGTCATGTAATCACCCACTGCAGGTAAATCAGCCTGTTGCATCATGTGTCTAATAGCCTCGCTTGATTTGTCTGGCGGTCTTATAGCAGTGGCCTGCGCGTTGAAGAAGTCAGTGGCCATCAAATTTTTGCGCCAAGGTGTACCAGCAGAAAGCCAATTGCAAGCAGATATACATAAAGCTTGCATCGTAGTGTGCCTGGCACCCCTGCGTACACAGCTCGCGGCGGCTGCAGCTACTTGCTCAGGATAAGCGTAAGGGTTGTAGACTGCTGTTTTATACCAGGAGCCCGACACGAAGTTGATCAGATTGGGCATAAGTGGTAGTGATGGTAGCGCTGTTGTTGATGTGCACATATTGTATTGAAGGAACTCTCCTACGTCTTTACTCATCATGGTCTTGCGACTTTGCAGCTCGTGTCCCTGAATTGCAAGACACATGCCATAGACTATTGCTGAGTCCCAATTAAATCCAATGCATATCTCATCATCACCACACATCTGCCACATGGCTGGCGGCTCCCACGCATCATAACTTGTCGCTGCCTGGTTCACTGCCATTGTCATATATATATTGTGCAACATGGTGTTGTCCCTAGCAGTGTCTCTCTCACCACTTGAAAGTCCCTGATTGCTGTATACATCGCCCAAGCTGTGTCTATAGTGTGCATGCGCCATCCATGTGGCTGCACGTGCTGTGTCTAACTGTCCAAGTGCCATGTATGCTTTTGCCATGGCTACATTAGCCATGACTCTTGAGCGCAGCATGTGTGTGTTATTGAAGTTAGAGTAGTCGAGGCACAAAACTTGCTTTTGCAAAGTGGTACCATTCAGCATTATTGCTTCAGCTGTGCGTCTCACGTCTTGTGGCGTTTGGCGCATTACACTACCTTTGATCGACAAGTATTTTTCAATGTTGTTTGATGCATAAGCTGCTACAGCGTAGGAAGCATCATCAGAGGCTCTGAGTGGACGTCTCTTGAGCCCGGGCTCATTTTTTGTAGCAGCTCTACACGTCATACTAGGCTTGCTATTTAATACTTTTTCAAACCAGTCAGTTTGCATTGCAGATAGCAATAATGACTTGGTACGTCTCACGCGCGGGTCAGACAGTATTTCAGCCAAGGCATGTGGTGTCTGTTTGTTACTGCTTGTACCACTACCTAGC